TTGAGAATTGATTTAAAAGATGAGTTTAAAGATCTGCCAGCAAATACGATTGCTGAAAATTTGATTAGATTAAGAAAGTTAAATAATTTAACTCAAAAAGAATTGTCACTAACTATAGGTATTAGCAAATCGAGTATATCAAAATATGAGCGTAGCGAGTTATTCCCTACAAAAGAACAATCAATAAAGCTAGCTAGTTATTTTAATATTAATAGTAAATATTTTTACGATCCGTATTTAGAATCTATGGATAACTTTCATCAATATTTATCCACTTTACTTAATAAAAATATCCACATTAATAAGGATAAGTTGTGTAAATCTTTGGGTATATCTAAAAGAACTTTATATAGATATTGTTATCAAAATAATGTGCCATCTAGAAATATATTTGATAGTATGGAAAGCTATTTAAATACTTAAAATCATTTGAATCCTTTCCATACATTGTTAGCTCCCTTTTAATTGCTATATTAATTTATATGTACGATGTATACAAAGTGCTACAAATATATATTTATACTTTAAGAAAGCTAGGGAATTAACCCTAGCTCTGTTTTATTCATTATTTAATTTTACAATTATTCACACCAACATTCATTGACTTACCATCAATCTTGCCTTGTACAGTAACTGTATCTCCTTTTTTCAAATTAGATACCTTATCAATTTCGCTCTGTTCGTCAAAAAAGCATTGAACGTCTGTAACAGACATATCCTTTTCTGATGATAATACAATATAAGTTTGTCCTCCAACAACTCCTATATCAGATACTTTCCCGTTTATTTCTGCTGTTTTATCTTTATATGACTTATCAGCACTTACTTCATTATCTTCATACGCTTTTGCTAAATCAACTGCTGAAACTTTTACTACTTCTTCTTTTACTTCTTGCTTTGTCTCAGTCTTAGTAGCAGCTGTATTTGTACTATCTTGATTTGTCTCGGCCTTATTAGCAGCTGTATCTGTACCATCTTTCTTACCACCTGCTGCCGCGATTCCACCTAAAATAACGATTACTACAATAGCAGTTAATATTTTGTGTTTCATGAAAAAGTTTCTTTGGTCTTTACCACAATGTACACATTTTTTAACACCTTTAGCTATTTCTTTTCCACAAGCTTTACATTTTACCATTTCTGACATTAATAATTCCCCCTTATTTACATTTATACTATAATTGTATATTATTTTATTTCTTTGTCAATTAAACATTATTTTTATAATTTTGTCAACTAGTTATTTTACTGGAATATATTTTATAATTATATGTATATTTTACCTTAATAATGTTAAGAATTAAGATACGATTTCCTATTTTTAATAAATAAAGAGATAGCTTGGACCATTATTCTCCTAATATTTTTTTGCTATCTCTTTTTTTTGCAAAAAAATAAGGGTAATAAAGATTTCTCTTTACTACCCTACAAGACTTAATGCTTAAAAAAGAATCTTGTAATTATCTTGGGAGTCTAACGCTATCCACTATCGCTGTTAGCTTTGTGTGTAACATTATAATACCATAATTCCACAAATTATACAAGACTATTTTTATCTGATTTATAAGAATTATTATATTAAAGCAAAAAAGGTAGACTAAGTATTCTACCTAGTCTACCTTTACTAAACAGAGTATATGCAATTTAGTAATAATTATTATACCATATTACTTTATATCATAAAACCAGCTTCCCAAAGTTTCTTTTAGCTCTAGGCATTTGCTCATAGATAGATTTTGAGTTTCAATCCATACCCCTTTTTCGTTTCCTCTGAAATAACACCTAACACCTTTAAAATATTGGAGCACATAATCAGCATCAACGCCATTAAAACTATTATCTCCTTGATAGCCATTAGGTAAATAGTTTGTAACAACATATCCAGTAGTTTTATTTAATATTCCATCATTAAACTCATTCATATCACATTCTGTATTTATTCCGCTTACAGATCCTGTTTCACTATATTGGTGTCCTACTCTATTAATGAAGAAATTAGAATTTAATTCCCATGGAGCATTATTATAGTTTGCTTCCCACAATGGATAATCTGCAATTCTATTATCTAAGTTATCTATAAAACTAGTATAAGTATAAATACCTACTTGCATATTAGATAGCTCTTTAAATTTAGCAATAAATCTTAAAATATAATCCATTAGTCCATCAAAATTAGTTTCTACATCTAGCATCGGAATGAGATCACTGGTTTTATCTTTTATAGCATTATAAAAACTATTGGCCTGAGTTTCTGGCTCACTAGTTCCAACTAAGAAATGATAGAACCCTGTTTTTAATCCTGCGTAATGTGCATTTGAATAATTAGTATCTAAATAACTATCTTTAAATGTTGTCCCCTCTGTAGCTTTAATGTAAACAACTTCTACTCCTGCTGCTTTTACCTGGTTAAAATTTATATTTCCGTTATGATTGCTTATATCTATACCTTTCATTTATATCTTCCTTTCTTATTTTAAATATAAAAATAAGAGTAACCCTAAAGGCCACTCTAAAAACTCTGCTTATACTGTTTGCTGCACATCTACGTTTACTGTTGCTGCCGCAAGCGATTGAAATTTGCTTAATTGATCTTTTAGACTTGCGTTTTCTGCTTGTAATTTAGTATTTGATTCTTGCAATTCCTTCATAATTACGGAATTATCTAATACTGCTTCCTTACCCACATTAACGCTTCCCGCAACTGCTTGCCTAAAATATATAACATCTTCCTTAGTTAGTTCTGGAAATTTAGCAAGCAATAATTTATCGAATTCTTCAGTTTTACTTTTAAATGTATCTTCAATTTTTTCTGTAATCCTAAAGTTCTCATCTACAATGCTCCATACCTCTCTAGCTGCTGTCATGTATGTTTTATTTTTTAATATACTTATTACTAGTCCTAAAATTTGTTTTATCATTTCACATACCTCCAATTATTTATTAAATATTCCTGTTTGAACTGCATAAAAAAAGAAGCTAATTAAAGCTCCTCCCATTGCGGTTATAAACCACTTCATCATACTAGTTAAGTTTTTGAGATTTTCACATAAGTTCTTTAGTTCTGTCTTTAGTTCTCTCCCATCTTGTTCAAGCTTATCAATCCTATTCCCATGATTATTAAGCCTTCTCTCGTGAGTTTCAATTTTGTCTTTTACTAATTCTTCATTCATATTACACCTCTTTCTACTAGTTATTTTCACATAGCAAAAGACACCTACACTTTGGTAGATGTCTTTAATTCACTTACTATTATAAATTATTCTAGTATTAATTTCTTATAGTTATTATTTAGGATTTCTAAAATTTTTCTTCTTAAACTTATAAGTGGTAACTGTAATGTCAATACTAAGTTGTTATTTATATTTTCCTATCTATAGTACTCCATATTTCAGTTAACTATTAAAATGTTCATTTATTGATAATATATCTATTATTCCACTTGATAAAAATCCACCAAAACAACGGTTAGCAAATAATAATATAATCATAATTGCTCCACTAATGGTCTGCAAGATTGCTAACAATATAGCATTCTTCAATCCAGCTTTCTTATTTACTAGTGTAAGTAAAGCAATCAATAAAAGAAAAAGCGCTCCTACAATTGCAGCAAGATCATAATATCTTCCTTCAATTGCCACATCAAGAACAATTCCTAAAAATATATTTACTAGCCCAAAAAATATTGTTAAAAATTTAGGTAATCCTCTTAGTCCATTATACCCAGTATCATTATAAATCTTTTGAGCTAATTTCTTTAATGGGAACATTGTTATTGCTCCTACTAAAAATACTAAAATAATCAAAAACATTTTATCACCCCAGAATAAATATTACTATATTTTTTCATTTTATGTCAATAATAGTATTAAATACATATTTTTAATATATATTATCATAAATCCCAGATTTCCAAGACGCCTATGTTTCTTTTATTTTAGAATTAATTCATTTTTATCTTTTTATTTAGTACATCCTAATAACCTATTACGCATCACCTTACTCATATATATTCAATCTTATTACTAGTTCAAATTCCTTCTACAAATAATAAAAAGCACCTATAAAAACAGGTACTTTTAAACTCTTATAGATGTATTTCATTTGGAACATCTTCTTTTTTTATTTTCTGCTTTAATTCATCTACAAAAGATGACCAATGTAAACTAGAACCAACTATTTCAAAAGACAATACTTTTATTTCATCATCCTTTGATTTATAATTGATAACAATAAAATTATGTGTCTTATTTTCTTTTTGGGTGCCTATACCAGATATTCCTCCAACAATAGCTCCCAATGGCCCAAGTAATACTTCACCAACAATAGCTCTACCAACAGCACTTTTACTTTTTTCTATTATTTCTTTTTCACTAACCACTCTAACTCCTGTAACCTGTTCAAATTTCAAATGTACTGGTGGCTTTTTATATACCCTTGCAATCATAGTAATGCATTCATTTGTGTTATCTATACTCAATGCCACTGCTGTTCCATTAGAATATGCCTCAACCCCATCAATATATTTAAGATTTACACTTCTATCCCCATTTTTATTCTTTTTCCCAAATATGCTCATTAAATAACACTTCCTTATCATTTTGTTTATTTAATATTTTAACATTTGTTTCATTTACTAACAATGTTTTCATAATAGTAAATTCAAAATAATTTAATTCTGATCTTTAATAACCTATTGTGTATCATCTGTAACAGTTGGGCTGTCTCCCCACATTGCTAAAATAGAACTCAGATAGGGTTCTGTAACTTCTACTTGCACTTGTGTTCTACCTTGTGTTGAATTAGAATATCCTCTATACCATGGGTTACCTATTAAATATTCTTTACCATCTACGGTTACATAATTTTGTTTTTTTATATTTACACTATCTTTAGTAAGTGTATCTAACATTATTTTTTCTTTCATAATTTTCCCTCCTACGCTTTTTTATATTGGCCTGTTATTGTAATTGCAAATGTTTGGCCTAAATTTGTATTAGCAACTGATATACCTGATGAATTATCTGTTGGTTGCAACAACGCTATAGCTGAAGAACTGTTCATAACTTGTGCTGTTGCAAATTTTGCATTAGTATCCATATCAAGATTATTTAAATCACTTACCGACAAAGGAATATTAACCCCATCACTAACGGCTGCAAATGGCAATCCTGCTATTCTTAAATTGCCATTAAAAGCCCCAGTATATGATAAAAGCACTACTTTAAGTTTAAAAGTAATAAGCTTATTCTGCCTAATGAAACTTCCATTCTGTGCTGAATAAACCGGTACAAAAGTACCAGAATTAGTTGCACCAGTTATATATGGAGTAAATGTTCCTTCTTCATATTGATTCGCCACATCTGACAATGACGTATTAACTTCATTTATTGCTCCGCGAACTGTTTTATCACTTGTTGCCAATGTTGCATTTCCCAATATATAATCTTTTATTTTACTCCATGTGCTTCTTCTTACAATTCCACCTTGATCAAAAGGTACTGAATCGTTATCCTGTGGATCTACTAAAAACTTATCAGTTATTTTCCATCCCATTTATTACATCATCTCCTATCCTATAAATTGTTCATTATTTTCATCTACTAAAGGCGTTCCATTTTCATCATCTAAGGTTCCAATTGCTAACTTTTCAACTATAGATCCTATCCATTCTATATATGCCCAATTTGTATTAGCTAATTTACCTATAACATTTTTTCCCTCATCTATCACATTATTTAAATTATTTATAGTGTTTTTTGCATTGCTAATAGTAGCATTTAAAATAGTATTAGTACTATCAGCAGAGTTTTTTGTATTAATAAGTGCGATATTCATTGCATTTGCTTCTAGTATTTTATCTGCTATTTGATTTAAGCTTTCATCTAAGTGTTCCAATGGTGTAATTATTACTGATGGGATGTTACCATTAGAACTAGACAAAATAGAATTCTGTACTTTTACAAATATATCAAAGCTTGTCTTTTGTAAATTATTTATACGATCAATTAGCTTTATCTCAAATTTTAAATCTCCTGAGAATTGTGTTGTGCTAGATGGACACTTCACTCTTATATTGTTGCTAGTTATAGTTATATCAGTATCTCTAATTTCATATCCCATATTGGCTTTATTAGCATTAATATACATGAAAATCCTGTTAAATCTGCGCTCAACCCATTATCATAAACATTAAAGCTAAAAGTAATTGTATCGTTTTTGTTTGCATTTATAATATATTGGAGAATTTTCAAGTTTTAGATCTATGTCAAAACTCAAAGAATCAAATATAGACATTTATTCACCTCGCCTTTCTTTACATATTATTTACTACACTCTCTATATACTCTTTTAAAGTCTTAGAGCCTATATTAATATTTTCAGTATCAAAATCTACATCAGCATAAAATTTAGAATAAGATCTAAATCTAGCACTATCTTTTACGTCTAAGGTATTAGTAATTTCAAAATCATCATCTGCAACTAATGTTGTGCTATCCTCAGCCACATAAATTCTACTTGTATACCCATTCTCATTAGTCATACTTAGACCATTTTTATCTAGCTTATAGTTTGCGTCTCCATCATCTACAACAAAGCCACCATCAGCAGTGCATCTTCCGTTTGAATTAACATAAAAGACTAACTTAGAGTTCTTGTATAGTCTAAACTTACCGTCATGAACTTCTAAACCATTCACATCTATTATTACATATGCACCACTAGCACCTACACAAGCTACCTTAAATGCATTTTTAACTTAACTCCCATCCCATTCCAGTTCCATCCTGTTCGACTACTGCATCAATCTTTTCTTCCTGTATATCTAGTCTTGCATTTAACTTTTTCTCAGAATTTGAAACTTGTAAAACTATCTCTTGCTTTGCAAACTGTATTTGCTTTACAGTATCACTTATAATATCTGTTATATTTTTTCTAGCAAACCCAATTTCAACTTTATCTATTGTTGTACTCTCCTCTGAATCTACTGTATAGCTAATTTTATTAACTCTACCTTGTAAATCTAGATTTAGCTTCTTGTGTTTGATATAAACTGTATCCCCTAAATTTACACTCTCTAGAGCTTTATAATTTTTATACTCTTCTGTTTTACTTAGTTCTATAAAATCTATAACATAGCTAAAAGTTATTTGATCTACTTTATCCTCATTAAACATTTTATTGCAAGTATCTCTCATAATCTTATATGCTTCTTCAATTGTTATTTGTTTCTCATCTTTTGTATTAGTTCCATCCCAAATATTCAAATTCAATTCAACATCTCGATAGTATTTCTTTTCATATGCCCCAGCATTAGAACTTACAATCTGATATTCTGGCAATCTATAATCTCCTGACTTTGGTATAAGAACTGTTGCCAAATCAGTTAAATCTATCGTCTCTTTTATTGAAGATATATTTTTTCCATATTCAATAACAACACCATTGTCTTCCCCCCTTTGATCAACTATATCTATAGTGTCATTGCTTACTATGAACTCTCCACCATATTCAGATAAAACGCTATTCTCTGAACCTATAATGGCACTCAGTAAATTCCCTTCTTTAACTTCTAATATCACATTGGTGTTAGTATTGGTATCTAAATTACCTACTTTATAATTATGAGAATCTAAAGCACTATTTAATATAATTGTATGGCTTCTTTTCTAGTCTTTCCTACAATGGTCACAGCTCTAATCCTATTTTCCTTCAAATCCGCCAATAACTTAGATTGACCTTGAACAATACTAGAATTAGAGTTATTTTCCTTCTGAATTATTCTAAACTGCTGATTATCTCTACTATCAATCGTTGGAGTGGAAATTATTGAAGCAGTTACTAAATTACTAGAAATATTTTTAGTGTCTTCTAATGGATATTCTAGTTCCATCGTATAATCTTCATTTATTTCTTCAGTAACCTTACATGATATTATTTCATTCAATACCCATTCATTATGAGCAAAATCTGTTTCAGTATTCTTGAATAGTCTAATCATTAATAACACCTCCAGTAAGGTGTAACTTCTATTTTACTTACAGATCCAGACCATGAAATTGTATTTTGGCCAATAGAAAAGACTGGCCAATCACCAGTCATATTTTTACCAAAATTAATATTATCTTTGTAACATTCTTTTATTTCTGAATCTATTATCACATAATCAACTACATTTTTTACCAGTGAAACTAGTATTGTTTATATTTAAAGTTATGCTTCCACTTCCATAAATCTTCAGTATAGGCTTAGCTTCATACGTTCCAAAATTATTTAATATAGTTCCGCTAGTTGTTATAGTTTTTGACTTTAATCCACTTGTCATGTATTTTAGTCCATTACAAATAAATGTTGCAGTAAAGTGCCTTACTATATTACTTGTTGTCTTTGTTTCACTTATTTTAACTTGCTTAACTTTATAAGTTTTAAATTCATCTAAACTGTAGAAAAGTTCTTTAGATATCGAACTTAATAGCCAATTATCAATTATAGATTTTTTCATTAGATATTCATCTTCATTAGCCTTATACCAAAAATCAAAACTAAGACTTATATCTTCAAATCCTTTAATCTTTGTAAGATTTTCTCCACCATCAATTGATATGTTTCGTATATAATATTACAGGATGGTATGACTGGAATATTTCTATTATTAAATCTAAATCATCTAAGCTATTTAAATTGTTATAGAATATAAATGACACCCTACCACTTCCTTCTATTTGAACTAAATGCTAAATCTCTACTTATATATGGAGTTGAAACTCTAGCAATTTCTCTGCCATCCAAATTAACTGAACCTGAATTATAATAGGTTCTCCATTTGAACCTGCATAAGAATTTTGAGCAATATTACTAGCCACTTTATTAGCTACTTCTAAGGCAGTCTGTTTAACTAAATCCTCACTTGCATCATGATTATAAATTCTTGTGCCTGCCTTTAGTTGATAAACCTCATATCCTCTCTCATGAAGCGTAGTTAAACCCGAATTCTCCATAACTCCACCTGTCCAGTGTTCTCCAATTGTTAATTGATCTGCATCAGCTGCATCTACATCTGAAGCATTTCCACTTACATTATAGGAGAATGTTTTATTGATGGAATCCAACTACTCCACCAATTTTTCAATTTATCCCACCAGGTTAATATCTTACCTGTACTTGTATCTACACTATTTTCAAGATCACTATTCATTCCTTTTATTTTCTCAACCGCTCCATCACGAGTTTCTTGTGCCTTTTGAATAGTATCATCCCTTTGCTTTGTTGCATCTGCTATCATTTTGTCCAGCTTGCTCTGATGTTATAGAACCTACTCATCACGCTGCTTAATTATTGTTGCAACAGTTTGGTCATATTCATCATTAGCAGCTTTAATTGCTCCATCTCTACTTTCATTTAATTTTTGAATATGTTCTGATGCCTGTTCAGCAGTAATTCTTCCATCATAATCCTTCATACGCTGTAAAATAACCTGTGCTTCAACCTCATTGTCAGAAAGTGATTTTACCGCATTTTCTTTCATTTGATTTTGTAATTGTCCTATGTCAGTTACTTCTTGGCTCGTTAAAGTTCTATGATTGTTTGCCGCATTTTGAATTATTTGATTAATTTGAATCTTCATATTGCTGTGTTTGAGTCTCTTTATTAGTATAAATTCCGTTGCCTTTTGCATGATTTCAGTCTGCTCTGTACTGGTAATGGTATTTTGTTGTGTGATAATTCTTGTAATTTTAGATATGCTATCAGTTTTCTGTTTCTCATATCCTTGTATAACGCTCTGAGTCATACCATCGAATTTAGCTTTAGTACCAGTTGCAATTTGTCCTGTAATAACATTTCCATTAATATATAGGTCTTGAAGCGAGGCTTTAGCATTTTGATCCATATCTAAATAATCTTTTACTGCTGTTTTTGTTGCTTCGCTTATCTTTATTGTATTAGTTGCAACATTTTGAGTCATAGCTCCATATTCGGTTTGTACAGTTTGTGAAGTATATTCAACTTTATCTGCAAATAAATCAACACTTGGTACAACTTCCTGCGTTAACCCTTTGTATATTCCATACCCAGCTAAAGCAACTGCACCAGCCACTGCAATGTATGGAGCTGCAGCTACAACTGCGCCACCCATCCCTGTAGCCAATGCACCAAATCCTGTAGCCCCTCCTACTCCTCCAGCAACTGCTCCTGCTTCTGCCACTGTTTCTGTAGCTACAGTGGCAGTTCCTAAAGCACCAGATAATTTAGATGCTACATTAATTACTGTTCCTACACCATCAGCTACTCCACCAACTACTTTTAGAACTCCACCTAGCGCAGTACTAAACATTACTACATCTGCAATAGTTGTTACAGTTCCTTTATCCATACCTTCTAGAGTTGATGTCAAGCCACCAATTACACTAGTAACCTCTTCCATTACTGGTGCTAATGCATCTCCTAGTTCTATACTTGCATTTTTCAATTCATTAAAGTTTTTTCGCATTTTATTACCAGCAGTTTCATCTACTTTTGTAAATGCATCATCTAATGCAGTCGTATTAGTAGTCATTTGATCCATACTTTGTTGGAATAAGTTCATTCCTTGGTCACTTGTCATAGTAAGCACAGTGTTAACTGCTTCTACAGAACCAAATAATTGATACAATTCTTCTGTATTACCATTAGTTTTTTTACTTCTTCTAAGAACTTTCCCCATCCAACGCTCTGTAAATGTGCCGCATTAAATTTTAAACCCAGCTTTTCTGCCATTTTTGCAGCATCATCACTTGGTTTTGCTATATTAGAATAAGCTGCTTTTAGCCCTGTAACTGCTTCAGATGTCTTAATACCATTGGCAGTTAATGTTGCTAATGAACTGAATAGCTCTGATGTAGTTACTTTTAATGCTGCTGTTGTTGGAATAACATTACCTATAGAGCTAGACATTTCTCCAAAGGTCGTTTTTCCTAAGTTTTGTGCAATAAACATTTGATTAGCAATATTAGTTACTTCTTCTGTCTTAAGTCCATAAGCATTTAACACTGTAGTTAATCCATCAACTGATGTTGCTGTGTCAGTAAATCCACCTTTAGCCGCCTTAACAGCTGTTGTTAAAAAATCTACTGACTTTTCTGCTGCAACACCACTGGAAATAGTATCATACATACCATCTTGAATAGTATCAAAACTTTCTCCCGACATATTAGATAGATCTATAACACCTTTTCCTAGATCTTCTATACTGATATTAGTTGTATCAGCCACAGTACTAATCTTAGCCATACCATCATGGAAGTCAGTACTAAATTTAACTCCTGCTATTCCTGCTGCTTCTAATGGCGCTGTAATTTTTAATATTCCATCTCCAACATTAGTAGCTTTACTCCCAAAATCCTTTAGTTTCTCGCCACTTTCTTTTAAACCATTGCTTGCATTGAGCCACTTATTATTACTTTTATCAAGCTCATCATTTATTTTTGAAGCTCTCCCTGAGTTTTTACAATCTCAGTTTCAGCTTATTCATATTAGTTGATAATTTTGTATCTGTTTAGCATTAGATTCAATTGCTTTTTCTTTTTTACTATATTCAGTTGTTAATTGATCTACTGCTTCTTTAGCCTTTTTAGTTGTTCACTTTCTTTTCCATATAACTGAATTGCTTCTTGATACTTACTATTGGCGCTTTCCAAACTAGCTTTTAATTTATCTCTTTCAGAGATATTATCACTCATCTTTTGACTAGCTTTCTCCATTGCTTCTCTATAGGTATCAACTTTTTTGGATTGCAAATCAAATTGTTTAGCAAGTGCATCTTGTGCTGATTTCAATCTATCACTAGTAGATCCAAATGTCTTAAGACCTTCACTTGCTAATTTGAATTCTGATTGAACTTCTTTTAAACTACTGTTAATACCCTTAATACTAGAATTATATCCAGTATCATCTAGTACCATCTTGGCCTTTATTAATTTTTCCAAATCGCTCAATTACTTTACCTCCTTTCTTATAAGAATGGTATTTCATCTATATAAACTCTTTTTTCATTGCTAGATTTATTTTCATCGTCTTCATCTTTAATTTCCCAACCATTAAATTTCACATGATTCATCCACATTTTATATATTTCAGCATGTGTAGATTCTAAAAATTCGGCTTTTGTATAATTTAAATGAACTTTACTAATATAAAAAAGCCAGTCAAAATTAATCTCATAAGGATTTTTGACTGGTCACCTAGTTTTTTTCTTTATTCTTTGGCTTTGAATCCTTTTTCTTAGCACTAGTATCAATACCATATAATCAAAATATAAGTTCTTCACAAATGCAGGTATTTCATTATTAAGCTGCTGAGGTGTTAATAAATTTATTAATTCATCTATACAAATTCCTTGTTTTTTCTACTTCTTTATCATTTACAGTTTTGCATTCTTTATCTATGCAACTACAGGACATTAGCCTTAATGCATTAGTATAAAATTGTTTTCCTTCCATTATCCCTTGCAGTACTGTTCCGTAATTACCATACTTATCATCTACTTTCAAAATAGTTGCATTGGTCATTTTAAAATTATATTCTTTTTCACCTATCTTTAATTTTCTAGTTTCACAAATCATATATTTATATCTCCTTTCTGACTTATAAGAAAACTCCCAACCAAATTAAATAATTGAGAGTTTAAAATACTTAAGTAGTTGGTGTTGTTCCTTTTTTAGTAGGTACAATCACGCTTTCAAAGAACTTAGTCCCAATGTCATTTGGGCAATTTGGATCATCCTCGTCTACATTATATTTCCACATTCCGTTATTTTGTAGCGGCTGAAATGTTGCTTTCATTTCTGGTGTCTGATAATCAACTTTCCCTTCTTGGCCTTTGCTAGAATCATCTGGTAAAGACATCTTCCCTTTATAAAGAATTCCATATCTCTTTTTGCCATTAGATTTATTTGCAGCATAAAGCAATGCTATATATGGAGCAATATCATCAGATGATGCAAATGTTCCTCCTTCTGTTGCAATAGTCTGCCCTAGTAAGTCAGCAGATTGTGCATTAGTCAAATCAGCTACATTTACAGTAACCTCAATATCTTCTAATGTTGTTGTTTGATCCCACACCTTATTTTCTGCATATAATTTTGCTGTATTACTTTTCGGTGCAATCTTAATTTCTTTAATACCTGGTAAATAAATTGGTTTATCAAATACTATTCCTGTAGAATCATCCTTTGTAATCTTTGAATAATAAAGCTTTTCTAAACCTACAATAGCCATATATTTTTACCTCACTTCCAGTGTAATAAAAAAACGCATAGCTTTATGGAATAACTGCGTATCATTTTCATATAAATCAGCAGCCATACTCCTATTAAAGCCAGCGTTTGTCATTACTTCTCTAATTTTATTCTCTAAATCTGTGTAATCTGTTTTGCTAAATATATCTACTTGTAAATAAAAGTTTGTTGCTATCTCTTTATTTTCTGCCCACTCCTCACCATTTTCATCAAAGATCTCATATTCAACGTACGGTGTATTAGGCTTATTGGCATGTATAAAATAAACTTTTTTATCTGCTGTTAAACTTAATATTTCAGAATTTGATAATGTATCTTTTATAAACTTCTTAATATTAACCATTGCATCACCCCTGCTTTAACAATCCCTTTGCTAATACCTCTAAAGCTTCATCTTGTGAGCTATTAACAGAGCGTTCAAAGAATCCAACATGATGTTTTTGTTGACTAGTTCCAAACTCTTCAAAGCCTGTATACCAAGCGCCCATTATAACTTGGCCTGTTATTAAAGAAAGATCATTCTTACTAACCTTTTCTTTAATTTTTCTCTTCATATCTCCGCTTTCTCCAACCGGAGTATCACTTTCAACAGCATTATAAATTACATCTATGCCAGCTTTCATTGCTTTCTTCTCATCAGCTTCAGTAAGTGTCATATCTTGAAGTAATGCTTCTAATTCCTCAAAAACCATCTAATTCAATTCCACTCATGTAATCACCTAGCCTTTAACTTCTGCCTTTATATCTATCCATTGATGGAGATTCTTATAATCAGAACAAAATAATATATCATAATCTTTTTCTTTATATATCACTTTATACTGTTTTGTTGCTCCTGGTACTAATAACACCTTAGTTTTATTGCAATATCTCACTGTAAATGTAACTATATTCTCAGAATTGTTAGCCTTTGCTGATATAAACTCTTTACCACTTACTTGTTTAAATGCACTCCAACATAGATAATAAGTATCATCCCAATTTTTCTCATCAAAACCATTATCATTTTGACTTTCTCCAATGTATTCGCTTATTACTATTCTTTGATTCATTTCTACTCTACTCAATTATAACCACCTCATATTAAACTTAAATGGTAGCAAAATTCACCCTTTAAATTAAAATGATATTACATAGCAGTTTCTAGCATATCCTTTCTTTACATCAAATCTTCCTAAAATCCTTACTTTAACTGTATCATTTATAAATCCTGCTTCTGTACTTCTGGCAACTGTAAACTCATTTCTTTTAAATAACTTTACAAGTTCCTTGGGATTACAAACATAAAAAGTAGCTGTTTTTCCTTCTGCTGTTGGTAATAAAGTTTCATCTACTACAACTAATTCTTTATTATTAAAATAATATTTTCCGTTTACTTCTGTAACTAAATTTAAAGGTCTCTTTTGCCCATCTTTCATATTCTTTAATACTGAATATCCTTTTGGATTTGTGAATGTCACCAATCCAGCTTTAACTGC